GTTTTAACCAATACAGAATACTATAATATGTGGATTATGGTAAAGGTACATAAGAGTCATATACCAAAGGAGTGAAGATATGTCAGTGAAGGTTGAATACGGTGATCTAACAGAGATCCAGATGCAGCAAGATGAAATAGACGAGATAGTATCATCTGTTAAATCTATGAAAAAAGATGGCTTGATGGTAGAGTGGGGTTCCGGGGGATCCACTATTAAGTGGCTAGAAAGCATGCAAAAAGACCAAAAGCTCGTTACTATCGAGCACAACACATCATGGTATAGAAAAATTAGAAATACCATGAAGCTGTATCCAGACTACAATACTAGACACGAATTAATTCTAAGTGAAGAGAAGCACGGCTTCAAGCACGGCTACGCAGATATCATTGAGGAACACCCATTCGGATTGGAAGACTACATAGTTCCCGATGAGAAGATTCTCGATGCAGACATATTCTTCATTGACGGAATTGCTAGAGCTGCGTGTGCTATGATGGTACTCGCCGCTTCTAAGAAGAAAGATCCAGTTATCTACTTGCACGACTGGGTAGGTAGAGAAGCTTGGTATGCTTGGGCAGTCAATAGATTCCCTAAGCATGAAAAAGTAGGTCATACATTGGTTAGATTGTACAAATAGGAGAGCATCATGAGTTGGCCGCATAAAAATCGTCCTCGCAAAGGTCGTCGCAAAGTTGGATCCAGAAAGCGTAAGGCACGTCGCCAGAATAAGAAGCGTTAATGAATGAGAAGTTTGACATGATGATGAATAAAAATCCATATGAAGGTTTTATGGGCCAAATATATAGCGTAGTAGACGAAGAGCTAGATAAGGTATCATCTAAATTTGGTTTTGAACTAAATGTTGTATACGATGAGCTGCAGACCATCAGTTATACTGGAAACGACAGAATTGATATATACGTTGATCCAGTTACTGACAGGATATATAGAATAAGCTTATTCAACATGTGACCAATAAGGAAAGTTGGCCGAGCGGCTTAAGGCACCTCACTGCTAACGAGACGTAGGGAAACCTACCGAGAGTTCGAATCTCTCACTTTCCGCCACTACAATAAATAGATGATCAAAGAGGGAAACATCTATGAAATCAACATTAAAAACAATGAAGAAGGTGGTCCGTGAAGAGCGCGGACTGCCACTCAATGAAACAAAGATAAGCTTAGACTATCACACAGAACTCAATTCGAAGTTATGGAATGGGTGGAATCTTAGACCTGATGTTAGATCGAAGTTACTAGACTTTGCTAATGCATGGGCCGATTTTGCGAAGATACCTTCAAAATTGATACAAGATATCATAATGGTAGGTGGCAATACAAATTACAACTATACTTCAAAGTCTGACATCGACGTCCATATAGTAGTGGATAGAAATAAATTAAACGCGAATAGAGGATTTATAGATGAGTATCTTCAAGCTAAGAAAATCCTATGGACTCTCACGCACAAGATTACTATCCTTGGATATCCAATTGAACCATACGCACAGGACTCTACAGACAGTTATGCCAGTGGACAAGGTGTCTACAGTCTTAAACGGGGAGAGTGGCTACAAAAACCGATTCACGGAAACTTCAACTTTAAAACAGACCCAGAGTTGAAGAGGAAGGTCATATACTATGTTCACTTGATAGATAATATTATCAAGAATAAGATGGGACCGACCACTATAAAGGACCTAAAGTCAAAGATAGCTGAGATGAGAGCATCTGCCATTGCCAAGGGTGGAGAGTTTAGCTTCGAGAATCTCGTATTTAAAGAACTTAGGAATAGGGGATACCTAGATAAAATGAATAACTATGAAAAAAGCCTAAAAGATCAACAATTAAGTCTAAAATAAGGATGTACATTATGTTTGAATCGCTGTATAGTGAACTAGAGTTGTTAATAATAAGGGACATGGAAACTAATGGATATGACCCAAATTATCAGCTTGATATAGATTTGTATTGGAGTCATAGATTATGATAGGAAGCGTAGAGATATACACGAAGCCAGACTGCCCATATTGCACGAAAGCTAAGCATCTTTTAAATACTATGAGTATCGCATTTTCAGAGCAAAAACTGTCGGTAGACTTTACTAGAGAGTTTTTGATGGATAAGTATCCACATGCAAAATCTTACCCAGTAGTAGTGATCGATGGATTCCACATCGGCGGTTATAGCCAACTCGCCGAGAAGGTAGAGACTGAATTTGATAAAACAACACAACTTTTAAATGAAGGAAATATATGATGATCTATACACGTGATGCTCTCATTGAAGATCTTCGCTTCGGCGCATGCGAGATTATATTCACTAAGGTTGACGGAACAGAGCGCAAGCTTCGCTGCACTCTAATGGACAAGTATCTTCCGCCTAAGACAACCAACGGCGATATTATGGAAGAACACAAGAAGCCAGAGAACTTGGATCTCGTTGCTGCATGGGATTTGGAAGCCGGTGGTTGGCGCTCATTTAGAGTCGACTCAGTCAAGTACGCTCAAGCGATCGACGGTTACTGATATGACCAAAAAAATAGTATTGGTTACTACCGTATCTATGTTCAAACACAGCTATGCATTTTGGGAAGATAAAGACACAGATAGTAAGGGTGTTTTAGATTTTATTGGTGATGATGACATAGAAGAGATGTCGCAGGAATGGATAGGCGAGCAAATAGTCAATTACAGGGATATAGATATGAAAGAATATCTGCAGATCTTTGATAAAGAAAATGACTATCTAAAAGATTGGCCTTCAGAGAAAAAGATATCTTACATCCTTGATCCTGAAGTGATTGAGCAGAAGAAATATCAAAAAAATAACATCGCTAAAAAAATAAAAGAAGAGGAATAGTTATATGAATGAACAAACTAACTGGGGTTATCACCTCATTCTCGATGCAGCAGGTTGTGATCACGGATCAATTACTAGCGAAGAGAACATAAGCAACTTCGCTAAGGAACTTGTTAAGCAGATCGACATGGTAGCTTTCGGCGAGCCAATGATCCAAAAATTTGGATCAGGTGATAAGGAAGGCATCACACTCGTTCAATTGATCGAGACTTCCAACATCTGCGCTCACTTCGTCAATGAGAGCGACAGCTTCTATCTTGACGTGTTCTCTTGCAAACCATTTGATCCGCAAATTGTAGTCAACCTAACTGCATCTTTCTTTGGTCACAAGAAATTCAACACAGCATTCCTCCAGCGTCAGGCTCCTATATTCGACGAGAGCGGAGAAGTTGACGGCCAAGAAATCCTTCCACCAGAACAAATGAACTAACACAGAGGTTATTATGGCCGGTTTTGAAGAGAATGAGATTTCACTGAAAGCCAATGGTGGTACTGAGTTGATTAAGAGAAGACTGGGAGGGTTGTTAGATCCAACCCTCCTCGACAACTTTCAAATCATATCATCTCGAATCAGGGAACTAAACCCAGAAAAAATTCGAGTGATGTGGTCTCATGACCTACCAGAGGATCCAGAGTCAGAAAAGATAAAGCATAAAGCATATCGAGATAAGTTTCACAAATTCGTGTTCGTTAGTAATTGGCAATATAACAGATACCAGCTTTTCAGTGGTTTGCCATATGACACTACATCAATAATCATCGAGCACGGAATTGTACCGTCTCCGGCATCTTGCTTAAATAAACCCAATGATAAGATTAGGTTGGTGTATACATCTACACCTCAAAGAGGACTAGAACTCCTCGTTCCAGTATTTAAGCGACTAGCTGAGAAGTATCCAAACATTCACCTCGACGTATTCTCTAGCTTTAAGATCTATGGATTCGATGAAGCTGATAAGCGTTATGAGCCTCTATACGAAGAGTGTCGCAATCACCCGCAAATAACATATCATGGCTTTACTCCTAATGATGAGTTAAGAGCACACGTAGATAAGTGTCACATCTTTGCTTATCCATCGATATGGATGGAAACCGCTTGCATCGCTTTGATGGAAGCGATGTCAGCTGGTCTCGTCTGCGTTCATCCAAATTTTGGAGCTCTTGCTGATACTTCAGGTGGTTTAAATATGATGTATCATGGCAATTTTAATGATAGGAATTCTCACGCTAATATCTTATACTCTTACCTCGAAGGAGCCATTGAGTTAGTTAAGAGCAATAAGAGCGCTGAATTAGTTGGATATGCAAAGTTCTATGCAGACAATCGATTCCACATTAACAGAGCAATGCAACAGTGGGAAAATTTGCTGAAAACTCTCCTTAATGATTACCCTACTATTGAGTCAAGATTTATTGCCGAGGAGAAATTCGTGTATCGAACAACATGATAAATAACCATGTACATATTATGAAGATTAATATACTATAAAAAATAGGATTGGCATGAGCAATATTATTAAGTTTCCAAAGAACAATCCAAAGTTTGTTCCGGCTGATCTTGAAGAGATAGAAGATAGAATGGATGACCTTAAGCTGCATCACATTCACGAGAGTCTGCAGAACATTCTACCTTCTTTTTTCGCTCAACTAGAAACTGTTGGATTTGACTTCAGTACTCTCGAGGGAGAATCCGATCCATATATAAAGGATGGTGCTTTCGTAGTAGAGTCTATAAAAGCGATGCTCTGTAAATATCACGGCATCAATCACCCATTCAGTGCTATAGCTGATAATATCTTCGTTCCAGATGACGAAGAAGAGGGATCATTTAAGATAGTAGACAACATAAGTGTTAAGTTCAGACCAATTGAGGAAGGAAACGGCTAAAGCCGACATATCATGATTTTAATTGACCTAAATCAAGTGATGATATCTAATCTAATGATGCAACTCGGTAATCATACCAATGCTAGCCTAGAAGAGAATATGGTAAGGCACATGGTTCTCAATGCCATCAGATCATATAGGACTAAGTTCTCCGACGAGTACGGTGAGATAGTCATAGCTTGCGATAATAAGAACTACTGGAGAAAACAGATATATCCTTATTATAAGGCTAATCGCAAGAAAAACATAGAGAAGTCAGAGCTCGACTGGCAATCGATCTTCGAGTGCATGAACTCAATCAGATCAGATCTAAAAGAGTTCTTCCCTTATAAGGTAGTTGACATCGAGTCGTGCGAGGCAGATGACATCATCGCCACTCTCGTAAAGCTACATAGCACTTCCAATGCACAAAAGATCCTAATCCTATCCGGTGACAAGGACTTCATTCAGCTTCACAAGTATAACAACGTAAATCAATACGATCCAGTTAGGAAGAAGTGGATCGTGCACGAAGATCCTAATCGATACTTACACGACCACATTCTTAAAGGAGATGCAGGCGACGGCATTCCAAATATCCTATCTGACGATGACACATTCGTTTCTGGTAAGAGACAGAAGCCCATGACTCAAAAGAAGATGGATCAGATATATAGGAAAGAGGTAGAGTTAGATACTATCTCAGCTAGAAATTATAGTAGGAATCAAACATTGATCGACCTAACGAAGATTCCCCAACAGATAGAGCAGGCAATTGCTGATAGCTTTTTTAATCAACAAACTAAGACTCGCGAGAAGCTCTTCGGTTATTTTACCGGACACAAGCTCAAGCACTTGGTCGAACACATCCAGGAGTTCTAAGATGGTAATTGGTATGGCCGAGTTCCTAGAGAACGTGTCAAAAATGAAGAAACGCGAGGAGAAGGTGGATATCTTGAAGCGAGCTACTAGCTTCGCGCTCAGAACTATACTTCAGGGCGCTTATGATCCGAAGATTAAGTGGCTATTACCTCCAGGAATCCCTCCTTATAAACCAAATGATATTCAAGATCAAGAAGGAGTACTCCTTAGGGAATGCCGCAAACTAAACTACTTCGTTGAAGGTGGTGCAGCTGTCCGGAGTCAGTCGCAGCGCGAGATGATGTTCATCGAGTTACTTGAGAATGTCGCACCAGCTGATGCAAAATTGCTGTGTTCAATTAAAGAAAAGAAGTTGCCGTATAAGGGAATAACGGCCGACATTGTCAAGGAAGCATTTCCCGACTTAATTTCAGTGGAGATTACGAACTAACATGGGTAAGTCTAAACATATTAAAAACCACGACTATTATGCTGATAGGGAGTATATGGATGGTGGAAGATACAATGATGTTGATAGAATGGCTAACATCGCGAGACTTAAAGAAAAGAAGATTGAGCGTGCAGTAAAGACCAAGAATATCGATGTACTCATTGACATGGATAATGAGGGGTTAGATCCTACTGACTACGAATACAGCCAACAAGATAACTTAAATTTATGAAAGTTTAGTGGAAATAATGCCAACCTACAAGTTCAAGAATAATACCACCGGTGAGGAATTCACCGACTTTATGAATATGTCGCAGCTAGACATTTACATGACGGAGAACAGTCACTTAACGCAGTTAGTTAACGGCGCACCAATGATCGTTTCAGGAGTTCCTAGAAAGCCTGATGACGGTTTCAGGGATGTACTCAGAGACATAAAGAGAAAGAACTCTAAGGGACTCACAAGGTCGACGATTAACACATTTTAATGAAAAGATTTCAAATGGATTCACCCGAGAGGCTAACAAGAAAACAAAGAAGAATACAGCGTCAATCAGGAGTATCGGAAGACATTAACACCAATCTTAAACTAAACTTCAAACTGAAGAGCGTGGATCCACTGACTAAGAATCAGCAGCTCACATTCAGCCACTATGATAGCGGGAAGAACCTACTCTTGCACGGGATAGCCGGAAC